AAGCGAGTTTAAAACACACAACTAAACAATTTTGATATGAAACAATTTTTTAAAAATTTATTTGATGACAACAACACTATCAATGAAAAAGCAGTAGTAGGATTTATTGCATTTTTCTTTTTATGTGTTGCTCTTGTTGTAGACCTAGTAACTGGTTACATGGGTACTGCTTTAGTAATTAACGAGTTTATCTTTGATGGCTTTATGGTAATTATTTTAGGTTCATTTGGTATCGCTTCTGTTGATAAATTTATGAACAAAAAAGATAAACATGAAGAAGATAAAGATATAGAAAAAAACCCTGAAGAAGAAGGATAATTATGTTGTTAAAAAAAGGTGACAATAATGAACAAGTAAAGCAACTTCAAATTAAATTAGGAGTTGATCCAATTGGTAATTTTGGTCCTAAAACAGAAGCAGCCGTTAAAGCATTTCAAAAAGCTAATGGTTTAGAAGATGATGGAATAGTAGGAGATACAACTTGGAATAAAATTATGGGGGTAGTTACACCTGCTCCTGCTGTAGTAGTTCCTACTTCTAGTTTTAAACTAGATAAATTAAAAGGACATATCCCAGATGCTGTATTAGCTCAAATTCCTGATACTGCTGCTAAATTTAATATAACTAATCCTTTAAGATTAGCTCATTTCTTAGCACAATGTGGACATGAATCAGGTGGTTGGAAAGCAACTTCAGAAAACTTGAATTATTCTTCTAAAGGATTAATGGGTATATTTAAAAAATATTTTCCTACTTTAGCTTTAGCGGAACAATATGCTCGTAAACCTATTGCTATTGCCTCTAGAGTTTATGGAGGTAGAATGGGTAATGGTGCTGAACCTACCCAAGAAGGATATAAGTTTAGAGGTCGTGGTTATATTCAGTTAACTGGTAAAGATAATTATTCTTCTTTTGATAAGTTTGTTCCTGAAGATATTTTAGCTAATCCTGATTTAGTTGCTACTAAATATCCTTTAATGTCTGCTGCTTGGTTCTTTAATAAAAATGGACTTTGGAGTATTTGTGATAAAGGAGCTGACCAAGGAACTGTGACTGCTGTTACAAAAAGAGTAAATGGTGGAACAATTGGTTTGCCTGATCGTATTAAACATTTTAACGAGTATTATAATTTATTAAAGTAATGAGTGAGTTTCAATTAAAAGAAGGACAAGGATATATCTACGTTGGAGAATATTTTCACAAGTTTGGAAAAGAAGTTCCATCTGAAAAGAAAATAGGTAAAACAAATGATTTAATGAGTATTCCTCAAATCGATGATTATGCTTTTAGTTTAGATTTTCATACACCAGACATCTATTTAGTTGATGATGTAGAAAAAATGTATAAAGCATTAACTCATATTTTGGATCATGACCAATTAAAAGAAGATTGGTTTGAAGATACTGATGGAGATTTAAAAGATAGAGTAGCTAAATTTATGGCTGCTTTTGGTTATAATGAAATAGCTGATGTGGATGGAGATGGTATTCCTGACCATCTAGATAACCATATTGGTTAATTTTGACGATTTACATGACCTGAATAAGGTAATTGAATATATGGCCTATATTAAAAGTATAGGCCACTTATATGTATAGATGATGGATGTAAATAAAATATTTGATTTATTTGAATCTGGTTCTGAAGAAAAATCTAAAGAAGATGTTATTTTTATTGATATAAAAGATACTCCTATTTACTGGATAGGAATGTTTAAAAAATTAATTCAAAATAATAATACTTTTACTTCTCAAATTATAGGTTTTTTTGATAAAATGAGTCCTGAAATGGATTTAGAAGATTTAAAAGAAATGGGTGATAGGGTTGCCTATGAGAGAGCTTTTTATTACCTTTCTAAAATCAACATTAATGATAAAATGCATCAAGACTCAATAAGCCTAAACCTAGATTCTCAATTAAAAAAAGCACTTGAGAAATCTATTCTATATTTCCAGGAATATGAAGAGTATGAAAAATGCGCATTTATTAAAAAAATTCTAGATTTTACAAACTCCTTTTAACCTAAGTTTGGCCTTAGGAATTTTCCATGTTATATTATAACTAACGGGTCAAAAAAAAAGACTTGAAAGAAAAGGTAACATATGAAAAATAGAGAGATTATAATGAGACGGTTGGATAAAATAGAGGGTAATATCGAGAAGATGTACTTTATTTTACAACGTCAAGGTACTAGAGAACAGTTTGAAGAAAACTTACAACAATTAAGAGAACTAGTTGCCGAAACTAAAATGTTTGTAGATCAAGAACCACTATCACCAAACGAATTAAATAATATTTAATATGCAATTAACAGCAGAACAAATTCAAAAAAACTGGCTACGATTAATGGGTTTCATTGAGGATCATATTTCTGAACCTCGTAAAACTAAACTAATAGAATTTTATGAAAAGTATTCTGAGCGTCTAATATTGATGCCTGCTGCTCATAAAAAAGAATATCATAATGCTTTCCCTGGAGGATATGTAGATCATGTTAATCGTGTTATTACTTGTGCTCTTCATCTTCATGAATTGTGGGCTACAATGGGTGTAGATACTACTACTTACACTAAAGAAGAATTAGTATTCTCATCTTTAAACCATGATTTAGGTAAAATGGGTGATGAAGAAAATGAATCCTATATTCCACAAACGGACAAATGGAGACAAGAAAAATTAGGTGAAGACTATATGTTTAACTCTAAACTACCATTTGCTTCAGTTCCTGATAGAGGATTATTTTTACTTCAATCTCATGGTATTCCTTATACTTTTAATGAAATGATTACTATTCAAACTCATGATGGTTTATATGATGAAGGAAATAAAAAATATTTAGTATCTTTCATTCCAGAAAACAAACCTAGAACTAGTTTACCTTATATTGTTCATCAAGCTGATTTGATGGCTGCTAGGATTGAATTTGAAAAAGAATGGTTGCCTAAATTAAACAATGTTAAAGAATCAAATAAAAGTCAATTTACTTTAGAAACTAAAAAATCGGCTCCTGCTACTTCAGATAAAAAAGCAAAAGCTTTAGGTAGTTTAAAAAGTGAAGGACTTAAAAATATGTTAGATAACTTATGATAACCTTAGTTATATTATTGTTTATAATGGTCGTGGTTTTAGGATTCACGACCTTTAACCTTCTAAAGAAAAATGAAAAACAAGAAGATATTCTTGCTTCTTATTTAACCTATCTTAATAAAATCTCAGACATTATTGATATGTCAGATAAAAAAATTCATGAAGTTGATGTTAAGGGTTCCTTTGAAAGTGATGATGAAGTAGGTTTTTTCTTTACAAATATAAAAATGATTCAAGAAGTATTGAATCAATTTAAAATTAAAAATTTATGAGTGAAATAGTAAACGGAGTAATTAAAAAAACTAAATCAAAAGGTGTTCAATATTTTACTCAAGATACTGAAAATGCTATTATAGCTTATAATAAGGCTTTAACATTTGATGAAAAAAATAAAATATACCATGAAAGTATTCATTACGCTTTTTATAAATTAACCGAAAATATTATTCATACTTTTAAATTTTATTATACAGAAGTAGATAATATTGAAGATTTACAATTTGAAGTAATTTCTTTTTTAATATCTAAAATGCATCTTTTTAATCCAGATAAAGGAGCTAAAGCATATTCTTATTTTGGTACAATTGCAAAACGTTATTTGATATTATCAAATCAGAAAAACTATAAAAAACGTATTGATACTGCTCCTATAGAACAATTAGAAGAAGATGAGAAACATTCGTATGAAATGGGTGATGACCAACCTATAGAACGTTTATCTTACTATATAGATGAATTTACACTTCATTGTACAGAACATATTTTTGATATTTTTTCTAAAGATGAAGATGCTAAAATAGCAGACGCAATATTAGAAATTTTTAGAAAACGAGAAACAATAGATATTTTTAATAAAAAAGCCCTTTACATTTATATTCGTGAACAAATAGATGTTAAGACTCCTAAAATAACTAAAATAGCAAATAAACTTTACGATATTTTTAAAGAAGGATATATATTTTATTTAGAACATGGATATACAAGGTTTTGATTTAAATATTTATAATCAAAAGCTTTATGAGTCTAGACGCTGTAGTATTTAAAAAGAAAAAATTCTCCGATATTTTAGAAGAAATTTATGAGAATCAAAAGAAAAAAGAAGCTCAAATTTCTGCTTTAATTGGAGAGTTAAAACCACTTATTAATGATATAGGTGATGCTACTCTGGTTGTACCTTTAATTAAAGAATATATGGAAATCGGAGTTAAAAACGATGAACAATTAATCAAAATGGCTACAATTGTTCAACGTGCTTTACAAGTACAATCCCAAACAGGTGCTAATGATTTATCTTTTTCTGAAGAGGAAAAAGCACAATTATTTGATTTAGCCAAAAATGTTGGAGAAAAGAAATAATGAAAGAAGGATTCTCAAATATATTAAAAGGATCCAGCCCACACCATAGTTCAAAAAACCAAACCGCGGGCTCTCCTATATTTACTGCTAGAGTAAATGGGATAATTTTATCTGATAAAGATGAAGGTTGGAAAGAAAATGGTGAATATGCTAGTATAGGTTATATATATTTTAATAATCCTGTATTACCTAATAATAATCAAAAAAATATTGCTCGCCCTTTATTTTCAAATAGTAAATACTATCCTATTTTAAATGAATTAGTATATTTAATAGGTTTACCATCTACAGATATTAGTAAAAATCCTGCTAGTTTAACTTATTATTATTTTCAACCTATTAATATATGGAATAGTAATCATCATAACGCTATTCCTGATGAAATTTTTACACAACAACTTCCAGATTCACAAAAACAAGATTATAAAACTGTTGGTTTAGGTGTTGTTAGACAAGTTACAGATGAAAGTACTGAAATTGATTTAGGATTTACTTTTAAAGAAAAACCTAATATTAAAACTTTACAACCTTATGAAGGTGATTATATTTTAGAAGGTAGATGGGGTAATAGTTTAAGATTTGGCTCAACTGTAACTAATGGAACCCCTTCTAACACTTGGTCATCAACAGGTAATAATGGTGATCCTTTAATTATTTTAAGAAATGGTCAATATGAAAATGGATTAGATCCTTGGATACCCATTATAGAAGATATTAATCAAGATTCAGGTTCAATTTATTTAACAAGTACTCAAAAAATAAATTTAAACCCTGCTTCTCAAACTTATAATAGTTATTCAACACAACCTAAAGGAATTAACCAATATACTAATCCACAAATAATTCTAAATTCAGGTAGATTAGTATTTAATTCATCTCAAGATCATATTTTATTATCATCTAAATTATCTGTAGGATTAAATGCTGTTGAAAGTGTAAACATAGATTCACCTTCAACTGTTATATCTTCCAATCAAGTTTTATTAGGTGGTAAAAATGCTACTGAACCTGTTTTAAAAGGAGATACTACAATTTCTATTTTATCTGATTTATTAACAGAATTAATTAGTTTAACCCAAGCTTTAGCAAGTGTTACACCCCAAGCAGGCCCATTAGTTAATCCTGCTGCTATACAATTATTACCTGAATTAGTATCTATTAAAACTAGATTAGAAACTCAAACTAAATCAAACATAAGTAAAACTTTATAATGGCTGGGATAGATATTAACACAATGAAAAATGCTTTACCTGATTCTTTTAAGGAAAAAGGTATAGCTAAAATGAAAACTATTATTCTAAATCAAGGTCAAAAAGTTAAAACTCAACTTCAACCTAAATTAGAACAAATACAATCTCAAATCCCTACAAATGGTGTTTGCCCTGCCGCTGATCAAACTCAAATTCTCTTACAAACAAGAAATAATTTAGTACAACAACTAAATAAAATTCAGATAGTATTAAACTCATCAACTTCTGCTATAGTTGCTGCTAGTACTTTTTTAGAATTTTTAATAACGACAACAACAACCTTAAAAAATCTAAGAACATCAACAGTAGCTATTAATAATGCTTTACCTGTAATACCTGGTTCTGTAATAAGTGCTATTCAAGGTTTAAGTGAAGTTATAGATAGAACAACTTTTGATAATTTAGGAAATTCTAAATTAGACCCTTTAGATAAAAACATTCAGGCTGTAGCTATTCCTGTAGCTTTAACCGCTGTAGCTTTAAAAAATTTTATTAATCTTTTAACTACTGTTGATGTCTTTTTATCTCAATGTTCAACAGAAAATCTAGAACCAGTATCTCAAGATATATTACAAATAGTTGAAGCTCAAAACCAAATTGATAATTCAACATTAACATCAGATTCTTCCTTATATCAAGGATTTTCTTTAGAAATAGAAACAAAACAATTTAATTCCGAAATAAAACAATATAGAGCAGTTGGTAAAAACTCTCAAGGTATTATTTTAATTTCAACCCCATATTCTTTTTCAACTAATACTCAATTATTAATAGATGAATTAAAACTTATAATTGATAGAGATAATTTAAAAGCTTATTAATTTTAATATTTATAAAAAATGAAACCATCAGAATTCAAATCAATGATCAAGGAAGCTGTAAAAGAAGCTATCCAAGAAGAGTTACGTGAAATTATATTAGAAGCAGTAAAAACCCCTAAAGGTGCTCCTATAGGAGTAGGTGGGTATGGTACTGTAACTGAATCAAGAGATACTTTTGCACAACCTCATATTGAAAAACCACGTCATTTATCTGCTAAAGAACGTAGAGACATGTTTGCAGGTATGTTAGGTGAAATGCAAACTGGAGCAGTAGCAAATACTACTTATCAAGGAACAATTAACCCAGCAGCTCCTGTAGATACTATCAATGGTGCTTTACCTGAAGGACAAGTTGGATTAGATCAAATTATGGCTTTAATGAGTAAATAATGGCATTTGGAGCAATACGTAAATTCCCTATTGAAGTAACTAGTTCTTTAAGACCACAAAGAGCTATAGGGGTAAGTATTCCTTTTAATGCTCCTGGAGTTTTTTATTCAACATACACTACAAAAGATCAATTAAAATCAAATATATTAAATTATTTTCTAACTAATAGAGGAGAAAGAGTTTTCAATCCAAATTTTGGCTCTAGTATTAGAGATTATCTTTTTGAACAATTATCAAATGAAACTTATGATAATTTAGAATTTATGATTCAAGAAGATATGAAAAGATATTTTCCAACAGTAACTGTAAATAATTTAGAAATTTTAGGATTTGAAGATAGTAACACTTTACAAGTTAATATTTCATATTCTATAAAAGATTTTGGAATTGATGATCAAATAACATTGACTATATAATGGCTAACGTAACTAGAAATATTAATTATTTAAATAGGGATTTCCCAAATTTAAGAAATACTTTAATAGAGTATTCTAAAACCTACTTCCCAACAACTTATAATGACTTCAGCCCAGCATCCCCTGGTATGATGTTTATGGAGATGGCATCTTATGTAGGTGATGTTTTATCTTTCTATTTAGATAACCAAATTCAAGAAACATTTATCCAGTATTCAAGACAAGTAACTAATATTTTTGATTTAGCTTACATGCTAGGATATAAACCTAAAGCAACAAACGTTTCAGTAGTTAATGTTGATTTTTATCAACAAGTTCCAGCATCTGGATCTGGTGTTTATAATGTTCCTGATTTTTCTTATAGTTTATCTTACCCATCTAATACTCAAATAAGTGATGGTTCAACAAATTTTCTAGTAGAAGAACCTATTGATTTTTCATATAGTAGCTCAGTAGATCCTACTGAAATTACAGTGTATGAAATTTCTGGAGGTGAACCTATATTTTATTTGTTAAAAAAGACAAGAAAAGCATACTCTGCTACAATTAATTCAACTTCTTTTTCATTTGGAAGCTATCAGCCTTTTCCAACAGTTAATATAAATGCCTCTGATTTTATAGGAGTTCTAGATATTACAGATACAGAAGGTAATGTTTGGTATGAAGTAGATTATTTAGGACAAGAAACAGTTTTAGATTCTTTAAAGAATACTAATCCAAATAACCCTAATTTTATTTCAAACGATAACACTCCTTATTTATTAAAACTTAAAAAAGTACAAAGAAGATTCGCTACTCGTTTATTAGATGCTACAACAGTCCAATTACAATTTGGATCTGGTAACCCTAATGATACTGATGAAGAATTAATTCCTAATACAAATAATGTAGGTATTGGTTTACCTTTTGGTAAAGATAAAATAACAACTGCTTATTCACCTACAAACTTTATGTATACTAATACTTACGGTACTGCCCCTGTTAATACAACTTTAACTGTAAGATATTTAACTGGTGGTGGAGTTAATAGTAATGTTGTAGCTAACCAAATTACATCTATTATAACTACTCCTTCATTTATAAATAAAAATTTAAATGTAACTACTGCTAATAATATTTTTTCTACAATTGTAATAAATAATGAAGAAGCAGCATCTGGTGGAAAATCAGGAGATACAATTCAAGAAATTAGACAAAATACTTTAGCTAACTATCAATCTCAATTAAGAACAGTTACTCAAGATGATTATTTAGTTAGAGCTTTAGCTATGCCTCCAAAATATGGTACTATTGCTAAAGCATATATTGAACCTACTAAACTTTCAGGTCTTAATCCTGGTGAAAAACCTAGTGTTTTAGACTTATATGTTTTAGGTTTTAATGCTAGTTCAAATTTAGTAACAACTTCAAATTTAGTAAAACAAAATTTAACTACTTATTTATCACAATATAGATTAATTAATGATTCTATTAGAATCAAAGATGCTTTCATTGTTAATATAGGTATTAATTTTGATATTATTGTTTTACCTAATTATAATAATAGTGATATTTTAATAAAATGTGTTAGTGCTTTACAAGATTATTTTAATATAAATAATTGGTCAATTAATCAACCTATTGTATTAAGAGATTTATATATTTTATTAGATAGAATTCAAGGTGTTCAAACAGTAAAAAATATAGAAATTGTCAATAAAGTAGGAGAAAGTTTAGGATATAGTAATACAGCTTATGATATAACTGGAGCTACTATTTCAAATGTTATTTATCCTTCAATTGATCCTATGATTTTTGAAGTTAAATATCCTAACACAGACATTCAAGGAAGAGTAGTACCTTTATAATAAAATGGCAGTATATAAATTATTCCCTATAGCAGACACAACCTTATATTCAGGATACCCTTCTATGAATACTGGGTTAGATGAAATTGTAGAAGCGTCTACTAATTTTATAACTGGTGAATTACAAACATCAGGTCAATATCCACAATCTTCAAGATATTTAATCAAATTTGATCCAACTGATATAAACAGTATTATTACTAATAAAATTTCAGGATCAACATGGCAATCAAATTTAAGAGTTTTTGTAGCAAAAGTTGAAGGAATAAGTAATACTTCTTCTATTGCTGTTAATGCTGTAGCTGAAGATTGGTCAATGGGTACTGGTCATTATATGGATTCACCTGAACCACAAAATGGTGCTTCTTGGATATGGAAAGATTCTTCAGGGAGTGTTAAATGGACAACTTCTGGTTTCACAACAGGTACAACAGGATCTTATAATATAACTAATAATCCTTCATCATCAGGTGGTGGAGTTTGGTATACTGGATCTCAAGCTTCTCAATCATTTACTTTTTATTCTGATTTAGATGTTAATGTTGATGTAACTTCTATTGTTTCAAAATGGTATAGTGGTTCATTTAATAATTATGGTTTTATTGTTAGACAAACTCAATCTCAAGAATTTTCAACTAACAATAATTCACAAGTAACTTTAAAATATTTTTCTAGAGATACTCATACTATTTATCCTCCTCAATTAGAATTTAAATGGAATGATTTTACTTACTCAACAGGTAGTTTATCTACTTTAAACACTACACCAGCCAACATAGCCCTAGACCAAAACCCAGGAATATTTTATTCAAGCAGTGTGAATGTGTTTAGAGTAAATGCTGCTCCTTTATATCCACCTAGAGTATGGCAAACATCTTCAGTCTATACTACAAACTATGCTTTACCTACTGCTTCTTATTATGCTGTTAAAGACGTAGACACTGATGAATATGTAATTGATTTTGATACTACTTATACAAAACTAAGCTGTGATGTTAGTGGTAGTTATTTTACTTTATATATGAATGGATTAGAGCCTGAAAGATATTATAAAATTTTAGTTCAAACCACAATCAATGGTTCAACAATAGTATTTGATAATAATTATAACTTCAAAGTAGTTAATGGCTAACGTTAATTTAAATAAAGAAATATTTTCTAAAAACCAATTTCAAAAAGTGGTTAATACTAATTTTACACAATTAGTAAATGCTACTTCTCAAGTTACATCTTCAACCTCAATTCTTACTCCTGAAAATATTAATTTAAAAGTAACTCAATTTTTTAATGAATATCAAAATTTATTTTTTGATATACCTAAATTTGGAGATACAAATTCTCATGAGTACCTTATAAAAACGAGTAGTGAATATATAGGAACATCAACCTTCCCTGAAGAAACTGTTCAAGCTTTAATTGAAGAAATTAATAATTTAAGAGAACAAAATCTTCAACTAACACAACAACTTATCTCAGGTAGTATATAATAATGGATCAAACAAATTATACAATAACTGAAGTATTAGCTAATGAATTTGAATTACAAACAATTTCATTACAAGATACTAATTTAATTTCTGAAATCTCAGTTGAAGGATTATTCTCTCCAACTGCTAGTTCAGTTGAATTCACTATATATGATTTTAATAAAAACCTATTATATTTTGATTCTGATTTAAAAAGTTGGTCAACAGATTTTAATTCATTTTCAAAATCAAATAAAGATGATATAGTTTCTTTATCTGTTAATCCTGCTGAAGATATAAAAACTATAGGTTATGGATATGGTAAAACATATGCTGTTTATAATTTTTTACAAAATGAATTAGGATCTTCATTTAATAATCCTTTTTTTATTAGTGAAATATCTTCTGATAGAACAGAAATAAGAATAGATTACTCCTCAGTTTCAAATGCTAGTTTAGAAATATTATATGATATTTTTTATAATAAATTTAACTCTCCTGAAACTTATGATTATTTTTATTTAAATTTTAGTAATAACCAATTATTAATAGCAACTAACATTTATTTAGATAAAAGTTCATCTGATTATAGTATTTTAATTAAATTATATGAACCTTTACCTTCACAATTTGATTTAAAATCTCAATGTTATATTAGTTCTAAAGTAGCTGATCCTGTAGCTTACTTAGTTGATTTTCAATTAGATTTAGGACAAATTGATAATATAACTCAATTAAAAGGTCCTAACATTAATCTAAATATAGCAGGACAAGTAAATAATTCTACTACTTATCAATCTTTAGAATCCTTAACTACAACAGTTAATACTAGTTCTTTTAATCAATTACAAAGTTTATTAGAAGAAAGAGGAGTTGAGATTAATATAGATTATACTGATTATTCTAATTTTGTATTCTATTCTTCAGCTGCTTCTAGATTAGAAAATTTTTATGCTAAAGCAAAACAAATTGAAGATTATAATAATGAAATTAACTCATTAAATGCTTTATCTTCAACTTCTAGTTCAAGTGGAAGTATTAATTTAATTGAACAATACATTTCAAATATTATAACTAATTTTGATGGTTATGAATATTATTTGTATTTTGAATCTGGTTCAAAAGCATGGCCTAAAACCAATTCACAACCACCTTATCTTTTAGCTTCTACTGGTTCAGCAGCTGCTTTAACATGGTATGGTAGTGATGTTTATGGTTCTCCTTATTTTGGAGGCCAATTACTATCAGCTTCTTTTTATGATTCAGAAAACCAAGATCTATTAACAAACACAGTACCTGACTATTTAAATGATTATAATAGTGACCAATATTTAACTTTTGTTAAAATGGTAGGTCAATCCTTTGATAGTGTTTGGGTTTATATAAAAAGTATTACTGATAAATCAAATGCTGATAACCGTTTAGATTTTGGAGCACCTTCTGGAATTATAGCTGATATTTTAAGATCATTTGGTGTTAAAATATACTCTAATAATTTTTCAGTAGATAATACTTACCAATCTTTATTAGGTATAGGAGCTAATGGCCAATTATACCCTACAGGTAGTGAATTAATCAATACTATTATTACTGCTTCTGCTATTCCTTATGCTTTAAGTGATGTAAACAACTTAACTTATAAGAGAATGTACCATAACTTACCTTATATTTTAAAGAAAAAAGGTACAGTTGAAGGTTTAAAAGCAATTTTAACTTTATATGGTATTCCTGATACTATTTTAAGAATAAATGAATTTGGAGGTAAAGATAAAAACTTTAGTACTTGGGATCAATGGCAAGATGAATATAATTATGCTTTTGTAACTGCTGGTTCTTCTAGTGTTTATGTTCCTTTTGTAGCTTCATCTTCACCTTACGGAAGTGTTTATCCTAAAGCATTAGAATTTAGATTTAAAACTTTTGGATTACCAACTTCTTCTATTCCTTATTCTCAATCTATTGTTAACCATAATGGGGGAACCTTTAATATTGTTTTAGAATATACAGGTTCAGGATACACAAGTGGTTCTTATAATGGATCAATAATAGACCCTAATTATCAATACGCAACCTTAAAATTCATTTCAGGTTCTCAATCATCAAGTGTTTATTTACCTTTTTATGATGGTGGTTGGTGGTCAGTATTAGTTAATGCTAATTCTGGTTCAACTACAACTTATACTTTATATGCTAAAAATAATGTATATGATGGTAATGATGGTAACACAATAGGTTTCCAAGCATCTTCTAGTTTTGTAGGATCAACATTTTGGGCTAGTTCTGGTCAATTATTATTTGGTACTTCAAATGGAATATACACTGCTTTAAGTGGTGCTTACCAAGAAATTAGATACTATAATTCTCCTTTACCAGAAAGCAACTTTGATGCTTTTGTAATGAATCCTAACTCTATTGAATCTTATAATAATTTATTCTTTAGATTACCTTTAGGAGGTGAATTATACACAGGTTCAACTTCAATTCATCCTGGTATTTCAAGTTTCCTAGTAACACAATCATTTACAGGAGCTCCTTCAACAGGTTCATTTAGTGGTAGTTATGTTTGGGGTAAAAATACTGAAACTTTTTATTACGATCAGCCAGCAGTAGGTATTCAAAATATTGTTTCTGATAAAATACAAACAGAAGCTATTTTATTACCTTACAGTGGAAGTAATGACTCCAACATTCCAGCAAATACAGTTTTATCTCCTCATATTTCTGTTATACAAAACTTCGCTATAAGCAGCAGTTACACAGAAGATGTTAATTACACTGAAGTAGCTTTTTCACCTCAAAATGAAATAAATGAGGATATAATGTCTTCTTTAGGTTATTTTAATATTGGAGATTATATTGGTGATCCAAGACAAATTACTTCTTCAAATCAATCTTATCCTGATTTAGATGTTTTAAGAGATTTATATTTTACAAAATACTCTTCAAATTATGATTGGAATGATTTTATAAGATTAGTTAAATACTTTGATAACTCATTATTTAAATTAATTAAAGATTACATTCCAGCTAAAACATCTTTAGCTTCAGGTGTAGTGATTAAACAACATTTATTAGAAAGAAACAAATACCCTGTTCCACAAGCTGAATATACTCAATCAGAATATACTGGATCTATATCTATGTATACAATCACTGGTTCAGATGGAGGTTCTTTCCCTAATTTATCCTCTAGCTTATATAGTTTTATGACTCAAAGTTGGAGTGGATATGATTATAATAACTATAGTGGTTCAATTGCTTTTACACAAAGTGACTCATCAGAATTTTTTACAGGACAATTAAGTGGTTCCTATATTATAGTTACTACTCAAAGTTTAAATTCTAATAATACTTATTTAACTCAATCAAACCCTGATACTTCATCGTTTGAATTAAGCCCTTATAATGTATTATTAAATAATGTTTCTGATAGTGTGTTAAGCAGTCTTTACATGGATGTAGATTATTCTAATAATCCAATTATCCCTATAAACCAACAATTATTATTAAGTGGTAGTGCTGCTAAGTTCCCTGTTCCTGATTCAAATTATACTACTTATACTATAATTTCTCCAAGATACGAAGGTACTAAAACAACATCTCCTGATTTTAATAAACCTATTTATCAAAGTCTTCCTCAAGGATATACAAAAGTTATAACCTCAGCTTCTATGTTATCAACTGAATCTCAAGTACCTAACGCTTCAAAATATGCAGATTATTTTGTCTATTTTGATTGGATTGGAGGATCTACACCTGAATATCCCGGTGGAGGAAATATCCATTGTACTTATTTAATTTCAATTGAAGGTAAAGCTTATCCTTTAACCACTGAAAATAAAAATTTATTCACTGTTTCAAATATCTTTACTAAAGGACAAACAGCAAATATTATACCAGCTGTATATTCTGCTGGTAATCAATCTATTCAAGTAAATATTGTTGAAGGTGGTGCTTTGTATGATACTATTTTCGCTAATTCAGGTTCTACTACAGGATTATTAACTGGAGGATTTGCTGTTTATGTTGTAAATTTAGTTAATCCTAATTATTTAGATGCTATAGCTTATGATGTTCCTACTTTCTTAACTCAAAGTGCTAGTAATATTTTATATGATAGTGGTAGTGCTTGGTTAAAATATATGTTAACAGGAAGTGGAATATACCCAGAATTAAATGTAAAATACATTCAACCAATTGGAACAAACTTCCAGCTATATAATAAATTAACAGGAAATTATGTTGCTTTAAATGAATTAGTACCTTATGAAAGTACTTATTTTCCTTTACAATATGGAGATATGATTCGTTTTGGTATTAATACTGCTGGTTCAACAGGATCATTAGATTATAGTTATCAAACTTTAGGTATATCTTCTATAGCATCAAGTTCTTTAGATACAGGAAGTACCTCAACTACAAGTTCTTTATATGTAGATCAAATACCTACCCAATTTCCATCAAATTATTCTTTACAAAATATAAGAGTAATGAGAAGAATTCCTAATGAATCTTTTGTATTAGTACAAAATAGTCCAGCTTATGGAGACCCTGGATTTTTAATTCCTGAAAACTTTAATCCAGAATATGATCCTTATACTTTAGCTAGAAAAGCAGGAATAATATCATAAAAAACTAAAATTAAATATATTTATAATAAACAAGAAAAAACATGGGATATTTAAATAATAGTGTAGTAACAGTAGACGCTATCTTAACAACAAAAGGAAGAGAATTATTAGCTCAAGGTAATTTCAATATTACCCAATTTGCTTTAGCTGATGATGAAATTGATTATACTCTTTACAATCCAAACCATCCTTCAGGTTCTGCTTATTATGGTGAAGCAATAGCTAATATGCCTTTGTTAGAAGCGTTTCCTCAAGAAACTCAAACTATGAAGTATAAATTAACTACTTTACCTCGTGGTACTGCTAGATTGCCTATTTTATCTGTTCCCCCTTCTATTTCACAAAAACAAGGTACTACTTTTGTAGTAGATCCTCAAACTTTAAATTATTTAGGAGGAAACCAAAAAGAAACAGGCGGATATAATTTTACTATTTCTGATGTAAGATTATGTTCTACATTTGAAGGTGTAGGTATTAATACTCCTCAAGCTACTGCATTAAACCAAACTACTACTTTAGGAACTAGTGTTTCTAAAACAGTTATTGGTTCTGTATGTAATATTAAATTCACAACTGTAAACACATTGTTTGGAACAAATTCTGCTTTATATGCTACTTTAACTATTGAAGGTAGAGATAGTGGAGCTAGAGCAACTATTCCTGTAACCGTAACTAAAGTATCTTAATATATAGACTATGTCATTTAAAAGATTTGAAAGTGATGATTTTATAGTAAGCGCTGATGCTATTCAGGGCACTGTTTGGTCAAATGCTTCTCCAACATTAACAACCTTTTTTACCTCATCTACCCAATCAGGTAGTGTTTCTGGTAAGTATTATTTAGATGTTTATAACACTGGATCTAGCTTATCAGGATCATTTGTTCAATTTTCTCTTGCTTATGGAAATTCTGATGGAAGTGGTAGTACCAATTTTAACCAATTAGTTAATGGTAAATCACCTTCATCTACAGTTTACGGTCAATGGCAAAACTTAGCAATTGGAGATGAAAACACTAACTTTAATTTTGGTGGTGTTACTCAATCTGAATTCTTTGTTATTTCTATTGAAAGAGCTAGATATAAAGAGTCAATTGCTTTAGGTTCAATGACATTAGTATTAAGTTCTAGTACTACTATATCATTAACAGATAATAGTGCTTATGCTTCTTCAACTGTATTTAACGAAGCAGGTAGAGTATACCAATTAATTTCAGGTTCATCTGGAGTTAAAGTTACAGGTTCAAATACTACAGCTGATGGTTATTCTTTATACTCTGGATCTTACGGTTGGTTATTACCTGATGTTGGAGCTATTGTTTTAAATTCAAAAGCATTAGCTGGTACAACTGTTGGTGGTGGAATTAACTTAACTTATAGTGGTTCAATTTCAGCTACAGCTTCTGTAAATGAAACTCCTATGGGTTACTTATACAGAGCAATTAGTGCTTCTTTAAGTAGTGGATTCAAATTAAACTCTCAAGAAACTATCTCTTCAAACTATGCTTTCGTAAGACCTAAATCTTCAGAATTTAACTACTCAGAAAACCCATCTTATATTTCAGGATCAACTGGTGAAGTAATTTATAGTAACTTTATTAATAATCCTCAAACTTATATTACAACTGTTGGTTTATATAATGATTCAAATGAATTGTTAGCTGTAGCTAAATTGTCTAAACCTTTAGTTAAAGATTTTACAAAAGAAGCATTAATTAGAGTAAAGTTAGATTTCTAAAATGAATGGGTGCTTACAAACAATTTCTATCTTCCGACGTTGTAATAACGCCATTTGAGGTAAACAAAGGGTTTACTTTTCAAGGTGGTGATGCCTTAACAGGTTCTAGTGTTGGTATTGATAGATATTTAGGTAAAAACATTCAGTCTAGCCCATTTATCTCTTCATCTGCTCCCACTACTGGATTCATTACTACTCAATATCAAGAATTAGTTTTTGATTCAATAAAGCATCTTTATTATAGTAACTTTATTAGTTCAAGTACTAATTATGGTGCTCCTTTAATAACTGCTAGTTTAATACCTGGGAGTGATCCTTTAGGAAATGCTTATGTAGGTCCTACTTCATCTCAAGGTAGATATTGGAATTATCCTCAAACTGATTTATCTTTTGCTAAATATTTTCCAACAGAATCAAATGGTGTTATTGGAGTTATTTCTATTCCTGTAGGAATATATGGAACAAACATCCAACCTAATTCATTTTATTTTGCTTGTCCTAGTGGTTCTATAACCGATGATGGAGAAGGAAATATAATTGATATCGGTTCTGGAAGAATATGCGGTAATATATTTTATAATCAAGGTATAGTAGTTTTAGTCAGCGACAGCTACCCATCAGGATCAAATACTTACGGATCAGCAAGTTATGGAAGCTCAGTTTATGGCTCTGCTACAGACGCTATATTTGTTGAAAACTTTATTACTTCTTCTAATATAACCTGTTCATTTTCATCTTCATTTTCAATTTTTGAAACACAATATAAATGTACTGTTAATGAAAATGAATTTAATTTTACTTTAAACCCATCTATTTCCTCAGGTAGTACTCAAATATCAAGTTCAGCAGGAACCTTTTTCACTCCAAGTCAATATCTTTATGATTTTGCAACGGGTTCTATTTTTGCTCCTTATATAACTACAGTTGGATTATATGATAATGAGCAAAACTTATTAGCAATAGGAAAGTTAGCTCAACCATTACAAGTTTCAACTACAACAGATACAACAATACTTATTAATATAGATAGATAATTTATGAATGAATGGTTTTCTCAAACAGACAGCGATAGTGGGTTATTAACTAAAAAAACATATTCCTCAATTGAGGATTTCCCAGAAAATACCTTTGGTTTTATTTACATTGTTAAACATAGACCAACAGGTAAAGCTTATATTGGAAAAAAAGTTCTTTACCATAACGTAAAGAAAACATTAACAAAAAAGGAACTAGCAGAACAAACAGGACCAGGAAGAAAACCTACTAAAAAAGTAGTAACAAAAGAATCGGACTGGAAAACCTATTATGGATCTGCTAAACCAATTATGACTCTCATTAAGGATGGTAAACAAGAGGAATTTACTCGTGAGATTTTACAATTGGTTCCTAATAAGAAACTTCTTACTTACTATGAATGTAAGTATTTATTTGAATATAGTGTATTAGAAAATCCTGA